CCTTCAGGACGTGGGAACGTTATCGTCAAAGCAGATAGTGAAGACAAAGCTGTTGAATTAGGTAATGCCAAGATCAACCGAAAGCATCCAGGACGTGCGTGGAGATTTTGGAAAGTCGAAAAAATGGCTCAAGAATCTGGGATGGGATCAAATGGTCCGAATCCAGGAGAGATGCGTGGAATGCAAGGAAGTGTGATTCCACAGAATGTGAATGCCGATGTTTTGCCGGGGGGCGATTCGGGTGAGCAAATGCGGATGGCAAAAATGATCGCTTCAGATGTGAAGAAGCGAAGAGAGAAGCACAAGCCGTCTATGAAAAAAGAAGAATCCCTTTCGATCGAACACGAAGGACAAAAGTACGGACTCACTGAGTCTTTGAATGAAGAAGAGGGAACTCATCCTCGCCTCTATGTTGGGACTTACAAGAAGTACAACGAAGGAAGTATTGATGGGCAATGGATGAACCTTGATGATTACAAAGACAAGGATGCTTTCTTGAAAGCTGCTCGCGAGCTTCACAAGGATGAGGAAGATCCAGAACTGATGTTCCAGGACTACGAGGGATTCCCAGAGCAGTTCTACAATGAATCTAGTGTGCCAGATGAGCTTTGGGATTGGATTGCTTTGAGCGCAGACCAGAAGGAAATGCTGGCGGCTTATCTTGAAGTCAATACTGATGGTGACATCAAAGAAGCCGAAGAACACTTCATGGGTCGAGGCAAAAACGAAGAGGATATCGTTTACGATTTTATCGAAGATACGGGTGGGATCGATGAGATGGAGCCAGAGAAACTCGCTCATTTTCTTACCATCAGTGAAACCGATATTCGTGTGATCGCTGGTGATGAGGCAGACGCTTCAGTGGAAGATAGAGATGATGACGAGATCCTTGAGCAGGCCAATATGAAAGATGAGTATGAGGCCGAAGCGGATGAGAAAAAGAAAGAAAAGATCTTAGCTAAGGCAAAAGATGAAGTGATTAGCCAGAACTATGAGGCTACCAAAAAACAGCTTGAGGATGATCCTATTCAGTACTTTGAGGACTTAGGTTACGAACCTTCTCAAATGCTTAAGTTCATGAGTTTTGATTATCAGAAATACGCAAAAGAATTGAGTATGGCTGGCGACGTAGATTTCGTCACTAAAGACGGAGAGACCTGGGCTTTTTGGAGCCATTAAATAGGGGGAAGTGTGGGGGGGTTAGTTCGTGATTTCGTACTCGCGTCCGGTGAGGATAATTTTGTATCCTTTCGCACCGATCCATTTTGCGAGACCAATCTCCTCGATTTCAAAACTATTCATATCTGGATCTTCGAACGCTTCGTAGATGTCTTCGAAAAAAAGCTCAACAGCTTCGTGAAAGGAAATCGGAGTTCCCTCCATATTCCTGATCTGTTCGAGCATGGTATCAGCGTTGAATTCGCACGGCCCAAGCGGACTTGCGCAAATCTTCTCTCCGATACGGTTGTGCGTGAGCACTTTTTTCCATACCACTTTCATACCTCTAATATCTCATACCTCTTAACGAATTGTAATGTGTCAGGAGTGACTCATGGAAGATGAAAAAAAGGTCAAACAAATCGCTAAAGTGCTTGGTAAAAAGCCCGGAATAAGCCTTGTGAATGTTGCTCAACAATATACGTTTCATGCTTCACAGGTTGCAAATTTGATCGCTAGAATTATTCGTAACGGCGATACGATGGGGCTGAGTGATGAAGAATTGAAAAATCTTGCATTGAATGTAAACGATCCTTCACTCACTAAAGTGATTCAAGCAAAGGGTGTGAGCATCGAAAGCGCACATGACAAATCGTCAAGCAAAGCTAAACAACTTGCAGATACTCTTGAAGACTTAAGTAAAAAGCTTCATGATAGATTGATAAAGGGAAAGCCACGGAGTAAATTGGTTAATTCCAAGAAAACGAAAATTCCAGGATTTTCGACTTATTTTAGGAAAGAATAAATGAAGAAACTGCTTGTTGATTTAGGGAGTAGTCTCAAGCTTCAATTGACGGAGAGTTACCAGGATGGAAAATTCTTGGTTGCTAAAGGTGAATTCGGCCGTGCCGATACTCCTACTCAAAACAGGCGAGTATATCCAAGGTCAATCTGGGATCGTGAAATCAGAAACATTAATGAAGCAATGCGTGCAGGGAAAGTCTTAGGGGAACTCGATCATCCTCAAGACGGAAAAACCTCACTGAAGCGAGTCTCTCACTTGATGTGTGGACTCTACATGACAGAGGACGGCTTGATCATCGGAGAAGCCAGAGTCCTGAATAACGAGTACGGAAAACAACTCCGGTCAATCCTAGAAGCAGGCGGCGCTATCGGCGTTTCTTCTCGTGGCATGGGTTCTACTGCGATGGGAGAAAACGGTTCTGAAATCGTCCAGGACGACTATCAGTACATGACTCACGATTTCGTTGCGGACCCAGCAGTTCTCACTAGCTATCCAAAGTTTCAAACTGAAGTGAGATGGATTGCTCCTGAGACCGTTGTCACCGAAACCAAGGAGAGTTCAATGGCAAAGAAGACTGAAGAGAAAGCTCAAATCACCGAAGCATCGAACTTGAATGCTGATGAGCAAAAGATTGCAAATCATTTAGCAGGTCATCCAGAAATCATTCAAAAAGTAAAAGCTGCCAAAGATCCTGTTCAGGAGTTAGGTGCTTTGATCGATCCTCATTCTTTGGGTGTGGATGCAAATGCTCAATATGAACTTTCGAATGTTCTTGATCATTATAACATTCGGCATGAATCCAAAGCTGTAGAGCCAAAAGAAGTTAAGACTGAAGACAAAGCTCAAGACAATAACGAGCCTCCCAAGGTTCAGGAGCCAAATGAAGTAAAAGCTCCGGAAGCCAAGGTTGAAGAAGCGCCGAAGGAAGAGCTCCCTCCGGTTGCCGAATCTCCTGCTGTCGAAGAGAAAAAAGAAGCCAACGTAAAGACTGAGAGTGTTGCGAGTGTTGAAGTGAAACCCAGTGGAGATGTGGTTGTGACTGGCAATGATGTTGTTGTTCAAGAGTCAAAAGCATTGGCTTCTGAAATCGTTTTGGAAAATATTAAAAAGCTCATGGCTCCTTTTATTCTCCCCGAAGATTTCGACAAAGCTCTGGCAAAGAAAGATGAGCAGATCTTGGAACTGAAGAAAGTCGTTGAGTTCAAAGACAAGCAGATTGCCGAGTTCGGGGGGGTTGCCAATCGATTGGCGGCTCAGCTTCATTTCGAACGTAAGATGAGTGAAGCCAAAGAAGATCGTGATGATCTTGTGAAGATCATTGGTAAACAAAAATTAGAAAGTGTTCAACACGTGGATAAAGTACTTGCTGAAGCAAAGAAACAGCTTGAGTCTCGTAAAGAAGAGAAGAAACTTCTTGAGATGGAAGCAAAACGTCTTGAGGCTAAGTATGAGTCCAAGTTGAAAGCAACGGAAGAGAAAGCACAGAAGTTAGAAGAAGCTCTTAAGAGCACTGTGGCTTATAGCAAAGAAATCGGAATGCAATTGTACATCGAGCAAAAGGTGCGGGGAAATCCCAATGCAATGAAGATCCGAAAACTTTGTGAAGGCAAAACAGAACGTAAAGAGGTGGACTCTATTATCGAAAGATTTAGTGTTGCTCCGTCAGTAAACGAAGAATACAATGCTATTAAGAGAAGGTTTGAAAAATTTAAGAACACAACTCTTGTTGAAGATCAAATCAGGGAAACTGGGGCTGAACGATCGCAGTCACAGACTGATAAAGAGGGTGTTCTTGGGGAAATGACGGATCTGTTTCCTGGGGCAACCTTGGATCAGGTCGAAGCCTTAATGTAAGTTTTAAAGAAACAAAGGAGTGAAAGATTCACGTATGGAACAGCGTAAATTACAAGAAATGAAGTCAGATCTTTCTAACGAAGGATTTGTGAAAAATGCTCAACGAGCCGCTTTGGTAAACCGTTGGGATAAATGGTTGCCAAATAAGGACGCTCACGGCCGCGACGTGAAAATGAATCCTTATTCCAAGTACTGCTTGGCTCAATTGTTTGAGAATCAACTTTCTGAACTCAAACAATTCAGAGAAAAGCACATGCTCGGTGAAGACACCACAACGGTGAACACCGCTCCTTTCATTAAGTACACGTTCCCACTTTTGCGACGTGTATGGCCTGCCCTCATTGCTCCTGAAATCGTTTCGATTCAGCCAATGAGCGCACCTGTTGGAGCTATCTTCTACTTCGAATTGAAGTACGGAGACACCAAGGGAACTGTTACCGCTGGTAACAAGTTGGTGAAAGATTTCAACCGAACCTATTCTTCTCAGTATATCGATGGTGAATCCCTCGGAACTGGGAACGGTTCTGCAACGAACTTCACAGGTCAGAGCTCAGGCGCTGTTGCTTGGACCCCTGTGTTGGCAAACACAGTGACAGTCACTGCTGGTTCAGTTGTAGGTAAAGACGATGGCGCTGGTAACATCACCGGCTCTGGCATCGCTTCTGGAACCATCAACTACTCAACCGGCGCTTTGAGCGTCACTTTCTCCGTTGCTCCTTCAAACGGTGTCGCAGTGGTTGCAACCTATCAGTACAACTCTGAAGGTTCCTCACATGTTCCTTCGGTTTTCGTAGACATCTCTTTGGTAGCTGTCACCGCGAAGAGCCGAAAAATCAAAGCTCTGTGGTCCTCAGAAGCCGCAGATGACTTGAAAGCCCTTCACGGGGTTGATGCAGAGCAAGAGCTTGTTGCTGGCGTTGGTTCAGAACTCGCTCTTGAAATCGACCGAGAAATCATCGAAGACCTTCGTCTCGGTGCAACCGGTGCTACTACAACCTACGATATGACAGTTCCTAGCGGAACCCGTGATATCGACCACATCCGTGGTGCTCTTACTCCGATCACTCTGATGGCAAATCAGATCGGAAAGAACACCTTGCGTGGTCCTGGTAACTTCCTCGTCATGAGCTACGATTTCGCTGCTCAGATCGAACAGCTATCCACTGACGGTTTCTATCGTCCAGTGTTTGCTGGTGATGCTGAAGCTTTCGCTAAAGTCGAAGGCCCTCAGACTTTCGGCATCATGAAGATGGGAACAGTGATGAGCCGCTACATGGCTTACAAAGATCCTTATCTCAATGCAAGCTCTGTGATCGTTGGATACAAAGGTTCAAGCTTCGTTGATGCAGGTTACGTATGGGCTCCTTACGTTCCTCTGCAAATCAGCAGCACATTCCTTGATCCAAACGATTTCAAATTCCGTAAAGGGATCAGAACTCGTTACTCCAAGCTCCTTGCACGAGCAGAGTTCTACGGGGTGTTGACCTTGCAGAACTTGAGCACGCTTTCTCCTGGTGCTTTCGGTGTTCAAAGCACTCTGTACTAAGCGTATTGAGTAGAATTGTTTTAGGGGCTGGGGAGAGATTCCCAGCCCTTTTTTTTAGTCTTTGGGGGGATATATGAAAAAATGGATTTTCCTTTTCGTGCTTTTGGTCGGTTGTACAAAAAATCAAATCGTTTGCGATATCGAAACCACTGCGGTCAATGCAATCACTCCTACGGTTGCAACCATGCTTCAGTGTTCAAATTCTGATGCGATCAAAGAAAGTTTGACTAGCTGGTTGAATACCGGAAATTTCTGTTCGAATTCCAAAATGGCAACAGGCAAAGACAAATTGAATTCCACATTGTGTGCGATTCTCACTTCGACCATTATGAGTGCAGCTTCTGGAACCATTCCTTCAGCATGGGGATGTTCAGCAGCGAACGCTCAAAACTTGTTGAGTGTTGCGATTAATAAAGCTTGCCAGAATTTATAAATCGACTTTCACCTATTCTTGACCTGCGCTATTCTACCTATACGGGGATATCGCAATGGATAAGACTGAACAAATTGTCAAGGGCATCAAAGAACTCGAAGAGCGTTTCCTAGATAAAGACATCGACACTGGCGATCCAGGAGATGATGCGGACACAGGTCCACTGGGAACCGGCGAGTATAATGAGTTCGAAGCTCATACGACTTTGATGGCTAATTCTGCTCAGAATTGCATGATTATCATCGAGCAGATGCTCCGTGGTCATAAGAATGAGCTTAAGAATATGTTCGGTGAGGAAGGCGAAGAAATTCTTAAGGACGCCCAGGAAGTCTTAGGAGCTCTCTCTGATTTGTTTGATGGTGAATCTGATGAAGATGAACCAGAAGACGAAATGGAAAAAGACGACGAAGACGAAGAAGAGGAGCCCGAAGACTCCAAGGAACCCGAAAAGAAAAAAGAAGAAGAACCCAAAGAAGCTGAGAAAGAAGAAAAATAAATGGGTACACCTACAGCAACCATTTTCGACGAATTTAAGTTTGAAATGGGG